GACGATATAGAACAAATGCCGTTAAGAATGCGTGAAGCGTATGAAGGGCTTGAAACTTCACTTGTTCAAGCTTTGAACAAACAGCAAGATTTATTGGCGGCGGTCGATGTTTTGTCACCTGAATATGCTGAAGCTGGAAAAATGATTTCCGAATTGCAAAACGCAATTGCATCGGCAAAAAACGGTCAAGTTGTGATGAATGGTTCTGTTGTTGAAGGGATTTCATTAAGCGAAAGACTATCTTCAGTAGTTGGTGGAATAAATTTTAGTAGTTCAATCTCAGGTGCAAATGCTTTGGCAGAAAAATTAGGGGTAAGTTTAAATCTTGCTAGATCAATTGCAGCAACAGCCGGTTCATCAAATGTAGGCGATGAAGTTTTTGACCCTAGATCACCTTTATTCAACAAAGATGCGCAAAATGCTGCAAATCGTCAAGCCGAACTTGATAGAATTCGTGCATCTTTTGAAAACGTTTCAACTAGCATTGCAACAAGTGGTTCAGGCGGTGGCGGTGGTAGTGCAAGCGCAATTGCTGATGAAACAACGCAATTGCAGCGTTTGCAAGAACAATATTCAAAGCTTTCAGAACCAATTAATCAAACACAAAGTGCATATTCTGCACTTGATGACGCATTGTCAAACGGTTCAATCAACAACGATCAATTCACAGAAAGCCTTTCACGCATTCAAGATGCATTTCTTGCAACTGGTGGAAGTGCTGAACAATGGGCGAAAATTGTAAACGGTCAAACAGATAGTGTTGCACAAAAAATGCGTGATCTTGGTGAAAAAACACTTGGTAATTTAGGTGATGAATTCATTGATCTAGCTGTTGACGGTGAAGCAAGTTTTGGTGATTTAGCGAAATCAATCATCAAGAATTTGTTAAAAATCGCTTGGCAAGCTTTGGTTGTGAAACCAATTCTTGATAGTTTAGGAAACCTTGGCGGCGGTGGTTCAGGCGGCGGGTTCTTTGGAACGATCCTGAAGGGTATCACAAGCCTTTTCAGCGCCAAGGGCAACGCCTTTGGGCAATCCGGTGTTGATGCGTTCGCCAATGGTGGGGCGTTCAGCAACAGCGTTGTAAGCGGCGCAACACCGTTCTTATTCGGCAAGGGTGGTGCCGATCTAGGTATTATGGGTGAAGCTGGCCCTGAAGCCGTTATGCCGCTTCAACGGGGCGCGGATGGTTCCCTTGGCGTCCAAATGTACGGGGGCAAGGGGAGTGGTCAACCGGCAAGCAACAATGTTGAAGTAACAAACGTTTACAAAATTGAAGGTGCTGTTTCTGAAGAAAAAGTTGTTGCAAATATTCGCGCCGCTGGTGAAAAGACTAAAGAAGATGTTCGGCAATCTGTTGTTGGTTGGTTGAACGAATATGATCAAAATGGGACAATGTAAAAATGGCAATTGATTACAAAATTTGGAACTTTCCAAAAATGGCAATTCAAAGCCAATTGTTCCATGTTCCAGGTGCATATTTTGACGGCGGTTTAACATCGGGCGGTGCAAGAATTATGTCACCTGAACCTGGTGGACGTTCTGTTTTAGAATTAACACCTTCTTTGCAAGTTAACGAATGGTCATCACCTTTTTCATCATGGATTATGTCGAAAATTAACGGTGATATTTTTCGCGTTCCTTTGATTAAAACCCCGCAATTAGTTTCTTTTGAAGGTGAAGATAATTACCGTTTATCAAATTCACATCAACCTTGGGATAACGATCAACCTTGGGATAACGATCAACCTTGGGATAATGACGGTGCATATTTAGATACATCATCGAGTTCATTGGAAGGTGAAATTAAACTAAATGTTGAAACAGGTTCTTTCGGTGAAATTATTCGTCATGGTCATGTGTTAGGCATGGCAAATCATTCTTACTTTGTTGATGATGTTGAATATGATGGAACTGTTGCAAATCTCACATTGAAACCACCATTGCGCAAAAATATTTCAACTGGTGAAATGGTTTTTTTGAAGCCTTTTTTCTTAGGTGCTATTTCAAACGGTGCTGAAATAAGAAACGCTTATGAAGCTGGTAATATCGGCGCAATTCAGTTGAATAGAATTGTTTTTCAAGAGGTTGTGATTTAATGTCTGAATTTTACAATCTATTAGATCAATATGTTGGCGAACAAGATGATGTAACAGATATTCGCGCTGTTGTTAGAAGATGTTGGTTTTACGATTTTGACGGTTATCCATTACGTGTTTGGCAAGGCAAAGGAAAGCTTTTCACGTCCGATGGTAACGAATGGTTAGGTACAATTGACGGTAATGATAATGACCATCACAAAACACCAGCAATAAAAGACGGGCGTGATGGATCAAGTGCCCGTTCAACATTTGGTTTGAAATTAATTGATACACCTGGTGTTGCAGCACAAGAACACTATGAAGCGATTAGGCGTGATAAATGGCGTGTTTATGGTCGCAAAATAACATGTTATTTAGCAATTTTTCAAATTGGTGAAGGATTGCGACCACAAACGCCAACGGTTTATTTCAAAGAATTTGTGATGATGAACCCGAAATTCTCTGAAAGAATGCAAATTGACAATGGTTCCGTTAAGAAAATATATGATTGTTCGATAATTGCAAAAGATGGTAATTTTGGACGTTCTGAAATTCCTAACGGCACATATGCAAATGCTATTCAACAAGAACGCGCTAAACAGTTAGGTGTTGATGTTGATTTAGGTTGTCAATATGTCGCAAGTTTGGCAAACAGAACGTATATCATCCCATGAACGATGTTGTATCACAAACCCTTAAAAAATGGCGTCAAACATCTTTTGGTTATGACAATGAAAATGATTGCCTTTTGTCACTAGCTGATTATTTAATTGATTGTGGTTATCCTGATTTTGGTCAAAAATTTCGTGGTACTTTTCAAGACGAAAAAGGTGCTTATGGTCATATAATTCAATACGGTGGTGAAGAATTTATAATTGCTGAAACAGGTTTGAATGAAACAAATTCACCAAAGCGCGGCGATATAGTTCTTGTTGAAATGGAACGTAAAGTTGCAGGAATTTTTCTAGGTGAAAAAATCGCTTTTAGAACCAAGCGCGGTGTCATAGAAGTGAATTTAAAATTCTTGAAAATTTTCAAAGCTTGGAAGGTTGAGACATGCCCGCAGTAGGTGCAATTATTGTAAGCATTGCAACAACAGTTGCAACAGGTGTCGCGGCGGCGTTTACCGCAATCGGTGGATGGGCAGGGATTGCATCTTTTCTTGCTTCCCCTTTTGGATCATTGTTATTAGGTATTGGCCTTCAGCTTGTAACCGCATTGTTCATCAAAAAACCAGATGCACCATCAATTGAAGCGGCAAAAGTCAACGTCCGAATTTCTGAACCTGAACGTTGGATTGCTTCAGGTCGCAATCGTCAAGGTGGCGGTGTTTTGTTTGCTGAATTTGATAGTGCTGGTAACTTTTGGTATTTGCTTGTTCATAGCGATACTTTTTTAAATTCAACAGATAAATTGTATTTTGACGATACCGAAATTGTTCTTGATGTAAACGGGTATGTTGAAACAAATGAATTTTGCTTAACCGATGGTGGTGAAGCTTATTCAGGTAGCGGAACAAAAGTTAAATATTATCAGATTTTCACTACAACACATGACGCTGACAATCCTACACCACCGGTTATAACAGAACTCCAAACCGCATTTCCTGGTGTTTGGACGGATGATCATAAGCTTGTCGGAACAACTTACAGTGTCATAAAAATTAATCCTATTAAACCTGAAAATCGTTACAAAGTTTTGCGTTGGCGTGGGCCGGTTGGCATCGGTGAACCGTCATTTTCAATCGTTGGTAATTGGGCAACTGCATATAATCCAAACGATGTTTCCCAAACAAAAAGTGATGTTAGCACTTATCAATTCACAAGAAATCCCGCATTGATTTGGGCATGGTACAGAACACATAGATATGGACGCAACAAATCTGTTGATAGTATCAATTGGGAAAAGGTTGCAGAACAAGCATTGATTTGTGACATTGTAAAAAATGATATTGATGGTGGTAATGCGTCGCAATATCAGTGCGATATTTCAATTCCTGAAAGTGCTGAAAGAACGGTTGGTGAACAGCAAATTCTTATGTCTTGTGATGCACAACTTGTTTTTGATGACGATGGTAAATGCTGGCCGCGTGTTGGTTATTATTATGCACCTGAATTAAGTCTTTATCGCAATCGTGATATTGTTGCAATGGAAAGTGTTGAAGCGCAAAACGGTGAAAGTTTAACGCAAGGTGTAATTGTGCGTTATATTGATCCTGATGCTAATTACACAACACAACCTTGCGCACCTTACGTTAATCCTTTTTATTATGTTGCTGGTGAAACACCAAAGTATCTTGTTGTTGACATTTTATCAATTCAAAATCATCGCCAAGCAATGCAGCTTGCCAAATCAATTTCGCATAGATCGCAACCGGAACACAAACTTTTACCAACAACGGGTTTGCGCGGTCTAAGAGCGCGTCAAGAACGTGTAATTGGCTTACAATATGATAATGATTTTTCAGGCGATTATGAAATTGTAACACCAACTGAAGTTGATGAAAGCGGCGCGTTCATCGGTTTCGGTTGCGTCCCTATTGATCAAGATCGTTGGAATTTTCTAGCGGGTGAAGAAAAATCAAAACCAGTAAATGCCGATAGTCAAAGCTTACAAATTCCAACATTACCAAATGGCGTGTTAGTTGAATTTCAAAACAATAGAATTGAAGTTAGCTATGATGTTTCAACCAGGCAAGATTGGTCTTATGAATTTCAATACCAAATCAAACCATCAGGTGGCGCGGTTCCTGATGACACAAAATGGTTGAATATGACTGTTCAATCCAATGATAATTATGCTTACAGTGGTGGCGTTCTGCAAAACAGTGATTACTTCACAAGGTGGCGTGGTGTTTCAACTGGTGGCTATGTTTCAGATTGGATAACACCAATTCCGATTGTAAACACATCTGCTCTAACTTTGACAGGAACACCGGTTTCACCATCAACTGTTAATGTTGCCTATAGCGGGTTCACTATAGGCGTGACAGGCGGTCAATCACCCTATATATTCCTTGATACATATTCACGCTTGCCGGACGGGCTTTCAATCAATTCCGCAACTGGTGCGATAACAGGAACACCAACCACAGTTGGAACTTATGGTAACATTTCCATTCGCGTCCAGGATGATATAGGAAACTTCAAAAGCTTTCCTGAATTCACAATAGAAATAGAGGCTGCATAAAATGTCTGCATACGATACCTTCAAAGCTGGTGTTCTTGGTAATCCATATGATGCCAGTAAAAAACCTTCACGCACACTGACTGTTCAAGCTTTTTCCGAAATGCAGAAACAACTTGAAGGTGCGCAATCTGGTGCGTTAGTCAAAGACACACTGTCCGATTTGCAAAATTTAAATAGTGTTTCTGAAGCTTCAATAATGGCTTGGGTTTTGAATGACACAATTCAAAACAATAACGGAATTTATGAAAATACAGGTACTGCATCTTCACCGTCTTGGACTAGACGCTCAGACATTCCTGTTTATGTTATTTCTTGTTCTAATGTTGGTGGAACTGCAAACGCAATTGTTGCGGAAACAGATTTGCCAATTCCTGTTGAAGATGGTAGATGTATGATAATACTATCTGTTTTGCAAAACAACACAGACGATGTAACAGTTTCTTTCAACAATGGTTTAAATCTACCTATTTTGACCAGTTCAGGAAATCAAATTGTTGCAAATGGTTTGCAACAATCCATGAATGTTGCAGGTTTTATTTCTGGTGGTAATTTTAGATTACTCAGTGATATTTCAAGTTCAGCAATTCAAACGGCATCGGAAAATGCGGCAAATCGTGCAGAAGCGGCTGCTGCTGTTTTTGATAGTAATTTCGATGATGTAATTACTATTACAGGAAATGCCCCAACATTGAACTTTGTTGACGATGATGGATCAACTCAAAACAATTTTAATCTTGGAACAAATCCAAGAACAGATGATGGTAGTGCAAGAAATTGGGGGAATTTCGGTATTCAGAGAATGCTTGACAACGGTACGTTTAAAACCGCAATCAATGTGTCACCTGATGGTTTGGTTAGTTTTCCAGAAGGTATTGACAGTTTGAATGTGAAGAATGGGCCAACTTCAAGAAACTATTATTTTGGGGCATTTTTCACACGTCAAGACGATTTGAAAATTAATCTTGTTGCCTCTATGGATGGTGAAAATTTCACAACATTCAATACAACCACGTTTGATTTAGGATCAAACGATGAATTTGCAAATCGTGACCCTGCGCCCACTTTCTTCAATGGTGAGTTTTGGTATTTTTGCACAGGTGGTTCTGATGGTGTCGCAGATTTTGTTGTATACAAAGGTAAAAACATTTTTCCTGATCGCAAAGATCAAGTGTCTTTAGGTGGTGGACCTTATCGTTCGGCAACATTACCTTTTCCAGATGGTATTGCTGTTTCGCCCGCATCTTCAATTTGGGCACCAGAACCAATGATATTGAATGAAACTCTTTTCATTGCAATTGCTATGCGTTACGGCCCTGATTACACAAACGAGTACGGTAACACCGGCGCGCAAGATATGAAAATGTTTATTTCAGAATGTACTGATCCTGAAAATTTGATTTTTAGCGTTCCTGTATTGATGGATTTTGGTGCAGACAATAGTTTGTCCTTAATTGACGCTTCAATTATTGTGGAAGGTAATGATTTTTGGTGTGCTGTCAAAGATGATGATTTGAAAAATATTCGTATCTATTCCAAAGCTGTTTCTGAAGGTCTTACAGGTGGTGTTTGGATTTACAATCAAACGATAGGTAGTTCTGAATACAGTTTAGAGGCACCTTGTTTTGTACCTTATTACTATCAATCTTTAGGTAGCGATGTTGTACAAACTGAATGGCGTCTATATTGTGACTATAACCGATCAGGGCCAGGGGCAACTGAAATACCTCCTGATAAATTGATTGGTTGGCCTGTATATTTTCAGACAGACACGCCTAATGACCCAGGGGGGAATTACGGGAATTGGAAAACCGTTAAATTTAAACATCCTGTTCGCCACGGATCATTGTTTAATTTGGCAGATTTTCCTTTTGAAGCTGCTTTGGCTGTTTCACTTGCACATGTTACAGAACCACGTCACGCACGTTTAGACCGTGAATTGTTAACTTCCGGAAATGTTACAATTGAACCACAACCAGGAACAACTTACTATGTTTCTGGCACTGATACCGTTGTCAATCTGACAATTAACAACGGCCCTGCTGATGAATTTTTTCTACAAGTTGGTTCTGCGAGTGTAGGAACGGGTATAATAATACCTGATACTGACTTTGTGGCTGGTCCTATGTATCTGGGTTTTGGTCATAAAAACGATACGATAACCAAGATGGTTAGAAGTGCCGCTGATGACGGACAGTATTATCCAGAAGGTTATGTTCATCCCCCAAATTTTCTTTCCGTTCAAGAAGTTGAAATTAGTGCAGGTGTTATTGTGGTTGGTTTCGCTGAAATTGTTGTTGTAGATACGGATAATGGTGTGTCAACTAGTGATTTGAACACAATCACACCGTTGATTGACACACCACATCGGTTGATTTTGAGAATGAAAGACAGTGAACGTGATGTTGTGGTAAAACACAATGTTGGGAATATTCAAACATCAAACGCACAAGACGTTACCTTGAATATCGTCCGTCACAGCATTGAATTATATTATTACGACGGATTGTATCGTCAAGTTTCCGAAGAAGCCAAATAAGGGGCAATTTTATGAACTTTCAAGGAACAGGTAAACGGCTTTCATCTGGTGACGTTGGTAGAGCCGCAAGACAAATTGGAATTGAAACCGCCGTTTTACTTGCTTTCTTGGAAGTTGAAGCGGCGGGGCGTGGTTTTGACAATCAAAATCGTGTTAAAATTCTACCCGAAGCGCATATTTTCTATCGCAATCTAAAAGGTGCGTTACGATCTAGCGCGGTTTCAATGGGTATTGCTCATGCGAAATGGAAACCAGGTGCTTACAATTTCAATAAGTATGAACGCTTCAAAACGATGATCAATTTGAACGCTGTTGCAGCATATCTTTCAGCGTCCTATGGTTTGGGTCAAATCATGGGTTTCAATCATAAGGCGGCTGGTCATTCAACAGCGCAACAAATGTTTGAAACAGCGCAACAAGGTGAATATGAACAACTTGTTCAATTGGTAACATTGATGAAATCATGGGGAATGGCTTCAATGCTTTCCAAAGGTGATTTCACAAATCCTGATACATGGCGTAAAGCTGCAAAAAAATATAATGGTGGTGGTTATGCAAAACACGGTTATCATATCAAAATGGCCCGTGCATATGCGAAACATTCAGGACGGGTTCAATCGGTTGTAAATACTGTTTCATCTGTTTTGAAAATCGGTTCTAAATCTGAAGCGGTTCGCAATCTTCAAACAAATTTGCAATCATTGGGTTACGTTTTTGAAAGCGGTGTTGATGGTCGTTTTGGCCCTGAAACTGAACTTCATGTGAAAACCTTTCAAGATAAGAATTCACTAATTGTTGACGGTTGGGCCGGTGATAAGACACTTGCGAAAATTGAAAAACAGATTGCACAACTTAAAGTTGACAAATCACCTGAACCACCTGTATTTGATAAAAAAGGCGGTTGGGTCGCATTGATCACCGCAATCTTGCAGGGGTTATTCAAATGATTGATAAATATTTCAAACCCAAATCCTTGACTTGGTGGGCATCGGTTGCGCCGCTTTTTACCGGTGTATTTATGGCCGCTGAACCGCTTCACGGGCTTTCAGGTGCGGTTGACACGTTGCGCAACGCCACAGGGCTTACAGCGCCCGTTCTGATCAATATGGGGCTTGCTGGTATTGGTTTGCGCGGGGCGTTGTGATCTGATGTTTGCAACGTTGTTCAAATGGCTTACAGGCGGCGGGTTTTCTGGCATCGCGTCCGAATTGCGTCAAGCACATGCTGACAAACTGAATGCGCAAACCGATGAACAAAAACTTACCGCTGATGTAACCATTAACCAGCTTGAAGCGCGTCAAAACGCTATGATCAAAGGTCAAGGTTCTTGGATTTCCAAAGCCGTTCAAGCGGCATGGGCAACACCTTTTATTGTTTACAATGCGAAAGTGATTGTTTGGGATAAAGTTCTTGGATTGGGTGTAACCGATCCTTTAGGTCAATTTGAACAGAACCTTGGAATGATCATTGTCGGTTTCTATTTCCTAACAACCGGTGCAGCGTTCACAATTAACCAGGTGCGAAAATAAATGAAATTGTTAACACCTGATGCATTTTTAGATGAACCGCTTGGTTACGCTGGTAATCAATTAGGCCATGCGGGTGTTGGTGCAATTCTTTCATTCATAATTTGCATAATTTACTTTAGTGTTTTTGGTGAATATCCTTTTAAAATTTACGTGTTTTCGATAATACTTGTTGGTTATATTGCGTTTGAATTGAAAACACAGGGTTTCAAAGGTTTTGATACTTTTGAAGATACCGTGTTTGTTTGTCTTTATGGTGCTGGTTTGTTTCTACTCTCTGTTAGTGAAATTGAAGTTGGAAATTCAGAAGTTAATTTAAATATGTTGACGGTAATACCTGTTCTAACAATCATGTTAGGTCATTTGATGATTGGTATGGTGTGGCGAATTTTCAATGAAGAAGAAGAAACAAATGAGTGATCTAACAGAGTATGAACAAAAACAAGTTCTAGCATTTGTTAGAAAATTCGGAACACCTGATGAAATATCTGCAAAGATAGATCGTTTGGAAAAACTCTTGTCCGTTGATGTTGAGTTAATTCAAATGGGTGCGTTGGCAAAATCCAAAGGAATTATCAGAAAACATCTAGGGGCTTTTTGGGTTCTGGTAACGGGTTTTGTTGCGAGTATCCTAGCCCTGCTTGCAAACTTTGAAAAAATTGCTACACTGTTCAAATGAAAGCATTTAGAAAAGTTGCGGTTCCCGCATTGGTTGCATCGCTGTTTATATCCACAACCATAGTAGGTATTTGGACGTTTTCCGTTCCCGTGGTGATTTTTATGAAACCGGTTGGTGATGTTGTTCACACCGGTTCGTCTGTAATCGGTGAATTCATCGGTTTCAAATTACGTGATTGTTCACCAATTTTAGGTTCTGAACGCGGGTTGATAAAAATCAACGGTGTTTGGTATGAGGATATTCCTTTTGAATTTGTTGATGACCAATCACCAGGATCGTCAAAACCGCCAAGAATGCGTTCTTATTTCGGATGGTGGGAATGGAAAACTGAAGGTCAACCAACACAAGTGATGATGCAAATTGATCATCTTTGCGGTAGCAATCAATTCACGTCCAATTTCGGCCCGTTTGACGTAATCAACCGATGATTAATTTACGGGCTTCAGCAACATACCATTCATAATTTACATTGTCGAAATCAAAGAACGCGGCAACATTGCATTCAGCGATTTTCCAACCCGAATTGATTGATGTTTCGCGCATTGCATATTTTGATTTGTTCTTTGTGTGAATTCGTCCATCCCAAACACCAGGGCCAATTTCAGCCATTACGGAATTGAAAAACGTATCTGTTAATTTGTTCGCACGTCTGAACGCACCAATTTCTGCACCTTTTGCGGGCGGGCTTACTTTCTTCATTTCAGCACCGTCACGGGCGATATAATAACGGGTTGTGCTTTGAACTTGTCTAGCGCCAAGCATCAGCCGCGATGACCGGTCAACCTTCGCCCGCAACATGAAATCAAAAGGATCGTGTTGAGCGCGTATGAAGGCTTCAGGATCAATACCAAGGGTCATAGCTGCAACAGCCGCTTTTGTGACCACCACGGGGTTAAAATCCTTGTGCCAAGCAGGGGGACCGGCGGTGCTAATGCTTTCCGCATATTTGATTGGGTCGGGATGCCAATACGCGCCTTTTTGTTTCAGTTTTGGCGGTTTGTTATCACCTGGTTCTTGCTTATCTTCAGCAATATAATTGTTCACGTCCCTGATCCACATGCGCGAATAATAACCGCTTTCAAGTGTCAGCATGGTGTAATCATCCCATGTTTTTTCAACTTGTTCAGCTTGCGCAACATAGTCTTTATGAATGCGGTATGTGATCCCGTCCGTATTCACCTGAATGAATTGAACAGTTGGAACTTCAAGCAACATTTCAGCCAACATGCAAAGCATTAATTGACCGTTGATTGTAATTGTCATTGTAAACTTAGGATCGTAAAAAACACTAAATTTACTGTTGCTGTTACCATATGTTCCGTTTGCAGCAAGTTTCAAACTAGCGTTTTCAACAGTACCTTTTTTGTGTGTTCTTCTTTCGGTTAACAAACCTTCATACTCAACAGAAAATGCTTCACCTAAATGTTCAGGGCGCAATTTGTTAACAACCGCAATGGACGGGTAAAGACTTGCAACATCAATGTCACGAATTAACCATTCATCAGTTGCTTGAATGAATTGCTTTTCAACAGATGCGTGAATTCCACCGGTTCCAAATACAAAGTCAATGCCGCCAACATTTGCTTTCAATCCACTGAAAACACCTTTGGTTTTAATTTGTGATTGTTCGGTTGCGCCGGTATCAAGATTTTGAATTTCTTCAGAACGCAATGTTTGCTGTTTCAACCAATCAAGAACACGTTTGAATTCAGGATTATTGAAAAACACATAAGGAAAGATAATTTCGTTCAATGAAATTTCACTTCTTACGGTTTGACGTGGCGATTTTCTGTAACCGTCACGGGTATAACAAACATCATCGCCAAGACGTTGTTCAAGAATTTTAGCACCAATTTTAGTATCGTTGAAATTCATAACATCACCTGGAACTTTACCAAGCAAACCGGCGCGAAATTCAATTGCTGGCAAAGAATAATGCGCGAAACGCTTAGTTTCTTTTACATCGTGAATGTTATAAGGAATTAAAATCTGATCAATTTGTTGACGCGATAAAGGTTGACCAAGTGGAATTTCAGTGCCGATAGGGTCGGCAACAGTGTGTGAACGCATGTTGATTTCAAGTGCTTTAAGACTTGTTGTTTTTGCGCGATTGTCAAAATGATGAATTTTGAAAAGATCAATTTGCGGTGCAAACCGGTCACGTTGCCAAATCATGTGTGCAAAGCGATCTTTGCCGTTAATAATTTGCATTGCAACTTGATAAATTTCTGCAACTGTTATGTTGGGATTTCGCATGATTGCATGAATTACAGGATAATCAAAATGTTCGCTGTTAAACCCGATCATTGGCGTTTGCGTTTGTGCAAGCCAATTAAACCAAGTCAACAGCGATTGACGATCATCTTTGAATTCGCTGATTTCCCAAGTGCTTTGAACGTCCTGATGCAACATTTCAACATGCAAAGTAAAAACATTTGGAAATGTTTCAATATCGTAAACAACAGCTTGATCAAAATTCATTTAAAGTTCATCCCACGTTAAATTATTCACAATGAACCAAATTGTACCATGTGAAACATTGTAGAGTTTTGAAATGTCAACTTTATTACAACCTTCATCGCAAAGTTTCCTGATTTGTTTAGCTTGATCAATTGTCAGTTTTGTTGTGCATTTTTTTCTTGAATTTAAACTTTGCAATATCCATTGACAATTGGACGGTTCATAATTTCCATCGTTATTGATCCTGTCTAAAGTCAAACCTTTTTGCCAACCATTTTCAAACGCCCATTCAATGAAAGATTTTGAAATTAACCAATCTTTACAGATTGTAATTCCTCTACCGCCATAGCGATGAAATTTTGAATGATTAGTGTTGAAACATCTTTGTTTCATGTTTTGCCATGCTGTGTAAACAGGGTGACGAAATGATTTTCCATCTGTTAAACCGTGTTTATAGTTCGGGTTGTTTCCGCCCCCAAAATCCATCATTCAAATCTTTCGTTATGAAGTCAGGGATATACAATCACATTTTGAGGGCGTAGTCAAAGGGGATGCAATCGTTAAGATCATCATCGTATAAAGTACCGTAACCTTTGCGACATTGTTCACCATGAACAGCGCCGCAAAGATCACACCCCCTTATTGGTTTGGGGGGTTCATGCCTGGTTGCATTTGACCTGGTGCCGGTTGTTGCCCTGCATTCTGAACAAAGTCTTGTGCAGGGGGTGGCATCTGCCCGTTCATGGGCGGCTGTTGCTGCATGGGCGGCTGTTGCTGCATGGGCGGCTGTTGCTGCATGGGCGGCTGTTGCTGCATGGGCGGCTGTTGCTGCATGGGCGGCTGTTGCTGCATGGGCG